GGAGGCAAGCGGGGGCGCAGCGCCATCGGCCTGCGTGGTGGCAGTCTGGCCCTCTATTGCTCTGGCGATGGGACCGGAGACGCAGCCACGCCGGAAACTCTGCGGGACGAGCTGGCCGGGCTGGGCTGGGCCTCCGCCGTTATGCTGGATGGGGGCGGCTCCAGCCAGTGCGACTTTGGCGGAGAGCGCATCACCGCCAGCCGCAAGGTGCACAACTGGATTTGCGTGTATCTCAAGCAGGCGGAGCAGACACCGCCGGAAGAGGAGGACAAGCCTATGAGCAAGTACACCGTGACGCCCAGCATCGGCGTCAACATCCGCAGCGGCCCCGGCACCGGCTACGGCAAGGTGGGGGCGTACCCCATGGGCACGGTGGTGGACGTGCTGGAGGAGCGGGACGGCTGGGGCAGGACGAATAAGGGCTGGGTGTCCCTGGCCTATCTGGAGGCCGTGGAGGGCCCCCAGCGGGTCACGGACACGGGCCTCGCCATCCAGACGCACCTTATCGCCCCAGGGGCGGATAATCGGCCCGGAGGCAGCAATCCCTGCAAGTACATCACCATCCACGAGACCGGCAACGCGGCCAAGGGCGCCGACGCCGCGGCCCACGCTGCCTACCTGGACAGCGATGCCGGGGAGCGCGACCTGGTGAGCTGGCATTACAGCGTGGACGACCACGCCATTGTCCAAAACCTGCCAGACGCCGAGACGGCCTACCACGCCGGGGACGGCAAGAGCGGGCCGGGCAATGCCACCAGCATCGGCGTCGAGATCTGCGTCAACGCGGGAGGGGACTTCGAGGCGGCCAAGGCCAACGCGGCCGCGCTGGTGAGGCTGCTCATGGAGGAGCACGGCATCCACATCGACCACGTGGTGCAGCACAACCACTGGAACGGCAAGGACTGCCCCAAGACCATCCGGGCCACCCCCGGAGCCTGGGAGGCGTTCCTGGCCCTCTGCCGGGGTGAGTCGACCGGTGTGTCCGAACTGGATGCCGCCGTGGACAAGCTGGCTGCCGCTGGGCTTATCGACAGCCCTGATTACTGGAAGGGCGGGGACTACTCCGCCGAGAATGTGCAGGCACTCATCATCAAGTGGGCGGCCTCGCGTTGAGAAAGGAAGGTACATGACATGATCAACTGGAAAGTCAGACTGAAGAGCCCCGCGTTCTGGACGGGGCTCATCGGCGTGCTCGGCGCGTTTGCGGTGGGTATGGCACAGCTCTTTGGGGTGGACATCACCGCCGAGGCCGGGAGCT